GACGCTTCCCGAGGGCTCGAGGGCCCTCGACCCCCTGGGCGCTCGGCCGCCTGCTCACCCGGGCTGCAGGTCGGTCATGGTCGCTCAGGTCGATGGTGTCGCTGCCGTGGGGACGCGGCCGACGGTGTCGGATACCCGGACCCGCGACAAACGGGAGGTCGACTTCCGCGCGGAGGCGAGGAAAACGGGCCGCCCTATCCAGGAGGTGCGGAAGCGGTGGGCCGACGAAAACATCGGGTTCACGCCTGCCGCGACCGACTACAACTCATGGCTCCGGACGCAGCCCCCGTCATTCCAGGCCGATGTGCTCGGGCCTGCTCGGGCTAAACTGTTCCGCGAGGGCGGTCTGTCGCTGGACAGGTTCGTGGATTCGACCGGTCGCCAGTACACTCTGCTCGAGCTGGCCCGCGACAACGCACGCGCGTTCGGCCGGGCCGGGCTCTGAAACTTCCCCCCGCGTGACGCGGGTGGCCGGGCGTGACGCCCAGGAGGATTCGTGATTTTCGACTTCGCCCAAATGACGACGGTTGACTCTCTGGAGAAGGTTCCGGAGGATTTCCGTGGCCTGTACTCCGACATCGGGGACGGGAAGTATTCCCTCCGCTCGGACGACCCTGGCGTCAGCTCCGCTGTCTCGGCCGTGACCCGGCTGAACAACGCGCTGAAGGCCGCCCGCACCGACGCGAGCCGCGCCGCCGCGTCCCGTGGTGAGGACCTCGCCCCGCTTGCGGCGTTCGGAAGCTCCGCCGCTGAAATCGCCGAGGCCGTGAACGCCCGCATTGAGGAGCTGGAGACGAAGCTCCAGGGGGCAACGGGGAAGAAGTCCGAGGAAATCGAGAAGCGGATCGAGAAGCTCAAGAACGACCTTATGGGGACGCACAAGCGCGAGGTGGACGCCCGCGAGGACCGGATCAAGGCCCTTCACGGTCAGCTTCACTCGGTCCTGGTGTCTGACTCTCTGACCCGTGACTCGGTCGCCGCCGGTGTTGACGACCCCGACCTGTTCGCGCCGTTCGTCACGCCGTCGCTCCGGCCGGTGGAGGAAAACGGGAAGCTGGTGGTGCGGGTGGTCGACGAGGCTGGCGATGTGCGGATCTCCGGCGTGACCGGGGAGCCCATGACCATCAAGGAGCGGGTGGCGGAGTTGAAGGGGCAGGACCGGTTCGCCCGGTTCTTCGCGTCCGACGCTCCGTCTGGCGGTGGCGGCCGGACGCAGCGTCCGAACCCCCAGAGGCCCGCTGCCAAAGAGATGACCTCCACCCAAAAGATCAGCGAGGGCCTGGTGAAGGGTGGCGCGACCCGTGCCGGTGGGTCCGACCGGCGCTCGGCCGGTTCTTACTGACGCGCTCGGTTGACGATTGTGCAGGTGTTCCGCGGGGCTCGGCTTGACAGGCCGGGCCCCTTGTGTGGTATACTTTCGGCACATAGGGCTGGCGTGACGCCGCCCGGTGAGCGCCGGAGGGTGATCCAACGGGCTTTGCGTTCCTGACTGAACCTCGCCCCAACACCCTCCCCACCCGGAGCTTGCCATGCCGACCGTGACCCTTGCAGAGTCCGCGAAACTGACCCAGAACCTTTTGGTTCAGGGCGTTATCGAGAATGTCATCACCGTGAACCGCATGTACGAGGTGCTCCCCTTCCAGGGTATCTCGGGCAACGCCCTTGCCTACAACCGCGAGAATGTGCTCGGGGCCGTCGCCACGACCGGCGTCGGAACGGCCGACGGCGTGATCGGTGCGACCGCGTCTGGAACGAATTCGACCGAGCGGCTCGCCGCCAAGAACGCCGCGACCTTCACGCTTGTGACCAGCGCCCTCACGACCATCCTCGGTGACGCCGAGGTTAACGGCCTGATTCAGGCGACCCGCTCCAACGAGGGCAACGACCAGACCGCGATCCAGATCGCGTCGAAGTCCAAGAGCGCGGGCCGGAAGTACCAGGACATGCTCGTCAACGGCGACGGCACCAACTTCACCTTCGAGGGCCTGCGCACGCTTGTCGCTTCGGGCCAAACGATCCCGACCGTCGGCGTGAACGGCGACGCCCTCGCGTTCGGCCACCTCGACGAATTGCTCGACACGGTGACCGACAAGGACGGCACGGTGGATTACTTCACCATGCATTCGCGCACGCTGCGGTCCTACAACGCGCTGCTCCGCGGCCTGGGTGGTGCGAGCATCAACGATGTGATCCAGCTCCCCTCGGGCGCGACGGTTCCGGCCTACCGAAATGTGGGCATTTTCCGGAACGACTACATGCCGATCGACTTGACGACCGGCTCGGCCTCGACCACGACCACCATCCTCGCGGGAACGCTCGACGACGGTTCCATGCAGCACGGCATCGCCGGTCTGACCGCTCAGGAAGAGGCCGGTCTGCAGGTGGTCGATGTGGGCGAGTCCGAGACGCAGGACATGCACATCTGGCGCGTGAAGTGGTATTGTGGCCTGGCCCTGTTCTCCGAGAAGGGGCTCGCCGCGAAGGCTGGCATCACCAATTAACACCCCGGGCGAGGTGGAAGCCTCGCCCGGTGTTTCCCGCCTGGAGCACGCATGCCGTCGCAGATCACTGTCCGCCTGGTGCTCGCCGGTCCCCGAAGGGGGCAGACGGTCACGCTGAACCATCACGGGTTCGTCGACGGTGTCTGCTCTGTGACCGCGCCGACCGATCGCATGCCGTCCGTGCTCCGTCTGTTGGAGCGGTCCTACGCCGCGTACCCGGAGGGCTCCGAAGGGCTCGCCGCGGCCGAGGCGCTTCACGCGAAACCCAGGGAGGCCGACGATGGCGAGTGTGCTGTTCAGTCCGCTGGTGAGCAAAACCCGCCAGACGAAGTTCTCGGTCCGGTTCAGCCGGTTGGGGGAGGGGTTGCCCCGTCGCCCGCTGCTCGACGCCCGGTCGATGCTGGGCTCGGGGAATGGGACCAGGGGGTACTACCCGACGGGGACCGACACCCGGACACCCGGCGGACCTCCCCGGTAGATTCGCTTCACGCCGGGAAGATCCGGGCGGCTCTCGCGTCCCTCGACCCCGAGGACGACGCCCATTGGACCGCCGACGGGCTTCCCGCCGTGGCGGCTGTTGCCGACGCCGCCGCTGCGAATGTCACCCGGCTGCAAATCGTCGCCGTGGAGCCCGAGTTCAATCGGGAGGTTTCGCTCGAGCAGAAAACCGCGCCGCCTGCCGATCGGTAGTGCCCGCACCTGGAGAACCGCATGACCGCTTTTCAGATCACCGCCGGGTCCCGCACGACGCGAATCGACAACGCGACCGTGCTCACCGTGGTCGCTGCCACAGAGGCCCAGGCGCTCGCGTTCGCGCAGGGGTGGCGGGACACCGACCCAAAGATGGCCTGGACAGGCGCGACCGTCATCGACATCGAGGCCGACACGCCCGCGGCGACTAGTCTCGACGGGCTCGGGATCTCTGTCACTGTGAACGATGGCGTGACGCCCTTCACGGTGTTCAGCCGGTCCCAGGGGCCCTCCGTCCTGAGCGGTGCGGTGGTCGCTGGCGGTGCCGACTACACGGTGGACGATGTAGTCACCCTGGTGGGCGGCACCTTCACCCGTGCCGCAACATTCACGGTGTCCGCTGTCACAAGCGGTGCGGTGACGGGCCTCACGCTGTTGGACCCTGGCGTGTACCGGGAGCTGCCGACCGGCACGCTGGCGACAACGACGGCCGACGGCGGCACGGGCCTGACCATCGGCACGGTGACCTCGCAGCAGCACACGCTGGCGAATGTTGCGGCTTCGCTGGTGGGCCTGCTCAACGCGAGGGGCGACATCGACGGTGCCCGGTTCAACGCGACGACCCGGGTGCTCACTGTTTCCTCGATCGCCGACGGCAAGGGCGACGACGCCGTCACCGTCGAGTACCTGTTGAACGGCGTTGCCCTGCCCACCTACACGGAGGCGATTGTCGACGAGGGAAGTGCTGCCGCGGTGCTGACCGTGGAGTTCGTCGCGTCGCCCGTTTACCCGCAGCTCGTCCGTGCTGCAAACGGATGACTGATTCAGCCGGGCCGGTCCTGTCCGGCTGTTTCACCTCTGGGCGGCCTTGTTCACCCCGGGCCGCCCGCTTTCTTTGGAGCTCCCCGTGCCGTTTACCGTCGAAGATGGCAGCAGCATCGAGAACGCCAACGCGTATGTTGCGGTGGCGTATTTCCGTGCTCACCACAGGGAGCGTGGCCGCCTGACCGACAACATCGTCTCCGCCTCTGTCTCCGCGCCCGGTTCGGGCTACGCCCTGGCCGATGTGTTGACCGTGGTGGGCGGCACATCGGTCGCTGCGGCAACGGTGCGGGTCACGCAGATCGGTGGTGCGGGCGAGGTGGTCGCCCTTGCGATCGTGGCCGGTGGCGAGTATTCGGTCCTGCCGACGCTCCCCGCCGCGACGACTGTCGCCCCCTCGGGCGGCACGGGCTGCACGCTTGTGCTTTCCCTGGCGATCGCTACCGCCGACGCGGAGTCTGCGATCGTGCGGGCGACGGATTACATCGACCAGAGGTTCGGCGTCGAGTTCCGCGGGCGTCGCATGGCTCAGATCCAGGCCCTTGAGTGGCCGCGTCTCGAGGCCAACGACGACGCCGGGTGGCCCTACAACGGCCTGCCGCGGAAGCTGCGGATGGCCGTGGCCGAGTACGCCCTCCGCGCCCAGGCATTGAAGGAGCTTGCCCCCGACGCCCCGCGCCCGGCTCCGTCTCAGGATTGGTCGGCCGCCGGTGCGGTGGTCACCGGGCAGGCCCAGGTTTCCGGGGTTATCAGCCAGCAGGCTGTTGGCGTCGGTCCGATCAAGGAATCCGTCACCTACATGAGCGCCGCGGAGGTGCAGTCCCTGCTCCGCGACCGCTCTGCCATGTCTGGTGGGCTCGTCTCTGGCATTTGGCTGCCGCAGTACCCGACGGCCGACATGTGGGTCCGCGAGCTCATTGAGGCCGGTAATCGGCGGCTGGTGCGAGCATGAGCCGGTTCGACTACTCGGCTATTGCCCGGACCGCCGCGGGCTTGATCAACAAATTTGGGTCCCCGCAGGTGGCCGTGCTCCCCGGGCAGTCCCAGGCGGTGGTCGCTGGAAAGCCCTGGCGTGGCGCTGACACCGCCGGTGATACCCGCGTGCCGATCGACCTCGCCCTGGTGGATTATAAGGACGAGGACATCGACGGCGTCGAGATCATGCGTGGCGACAAGATGGGGTTGACCTCGCCCCCGGCCGGTGTGTCTGCGGACCTCACGCAGGCCCGGCGGCTCGAGATCGACGGGCAGTCCTGGCGCGTGGTCGGTGTGACAACGATCAAACCGGCGGCCCTGGTGCTCGCCCACATCATCCAGGTCAGGCGGTAGGCCGTGCCCGCGACGCGAACGGAAGCCCGGGACCAAGTGCTCGACCTGATCACGGTCGCCGCCGTCGCTGCCGGTATCCCCGCGGCCCGAATCGTCTACGACGACAAGGCTGGGCGGAAGCCCGACCTGGACGACCCGGTGGTGCTGCCCTGGATGCGCGTGCTGTTCCGGCACGCCGCGTCCGCACAGCGCAGCCTGACCGGCGACCTCGGCCGGTCGAGGTTCGTGCGTGGCGCGACGCTCACCGTGCAGATATTCACGGCGTCTGGCGACGGGCTGACCTCCGCCGACGCAGTCTCCGCCGCCTTACTGGCGTCCGTGGAAGGCAAACGAACCGCTGGCGGCTGCCAGTTCTTCGAGGCGACAGCGAACGGGTTTGGGCCCGAAGGCCCGTGGTTCTATACCCTGATGACCGCTCGCGTAGAATACGACGAATTCGTCACCACCTGACCGGAGGCCCGCATGCCGCTCAAGAACAAGATCGACTCAAATGTCACCGGGCTGCGAATCCTCGAGGAGGCCGCGCTGAAGGTGGTTCCCTCGACCCTTGCTCACCAGGTGTGGTATCCCCTGGAGCCCAACACCTACTCGGATTTCGGTGGCGAGGTGACGACCGTCTCTCGGTCCCCGATCAACGCATCCCGGCAGCGCAGTAAGGGCGTGGTGACGGACCTCGACGCGAACGCGGGCATCGTCCAGGACATCACGCAGGAGAACATGCTCCGCCTCATGCAGGGGTTCCTGTTCGCCAACGCGCGCGAGAAGCCGGACACCGCCGGGTTCTCCCGCGAGCGGACCTTCACCGCGGCTGGTGCCGAGCTCGCCGCTCCGACCACCATTGCGATCACCGCGGTCGACGGCGCAAACGACGAGTACGACGCAGCGTCCGGGCTGAGTGTGTTCGTGGTGGGTCACCTGGTGCTAGCGAGCGGCTTCGCCGTCGCTGCCAACAACGGCCTGAAGACGGTCGCCAGCGTGACCGCTGGCACGGCCGTCGAGGTGTCCGAGACGCTCACGGCCGAGGCTGCTCCGCCCGCGTCGGCTCGCCTGCAGGTTGTCGGGTTCGAGTTCCCCTCTGGCGACCTCTCTGTCGATGTGGGTTCTAGCCAGTTCCCCGTTCTCACCTCGGCCGCGGATGCGTTCGCCGGGAAGGGGCTGGTTCCTGGCGAGTGGATTTTCATCGGTGGCGACAGCGCCGCCACGACCTTCGCTACCGCCGCCATGAGCGGGTTCGCCCGCATCCGCTCGGTGGCGTCCGACGGTTCCTCGGTCACGCTGGACAAGACGGTTCGGTCCTGGGGGACGGTGGACGACAACGGGAGCGCCAAAACGATCCGCGTGTTCTTTGGCACGGTGGTCAAGAACGAATCGGACCCCTCCTTGATTCGGCGTCGGTCCTATCAGCTGGAGCGGACGCTCGGCGTGCCGGACGACACCGAAATCGGCAGGCAGGCCGAGTACACCGTCGGCTCGGTGCCGAACGAGCTCACGATCAACATTCCGACGGCCGAGAAGGCGACGCTCGACTTCGCGTTCGTGGCCCTCGACTCCGAGACGCACAACGAAAACGACGACAGTGGCACGACGAAGATCAAGTCTCTGCGGACGGGCGTGCTCGCCCCGTCGCTGACGGAGTCCGACGCGTTTAACACCTCGAGCGATGTAAAGCGCTTGCGAATCGGGACGGTCGCCCTCGCCGATTCCTTCCCCTCCGCGTTCTTTGGGTTCGCGCAGGAGCTGTCGATCACCATCAACAACAATGTCACCCCCGACAAGGCTATCGGGGTCCTGGGTGGGTTCGATGTGACCGTCGGGCAGTTCGAGGTTGGCGGCTCCGCGACCGCGTACTTCCAGTCCGTGGCGTCGGTGGCGTCGGTCCGCAAGAACGAGGACGCGACGCTCGACATGCACCTGGTGAAATCGAACGCCGGTATCACCATCGACCTCCCCCTGGTATCGATCGGGAACGCTCGCCCGAATGTGGAGCCCAACGCCCCGATCACGCTGCCGGTGGAAACCCAGGCCGCGACCGGTCGGAAAATCAACAGCGCCCTCGACCACACTTTGCTTATGGTTTTCTGGGGGTACCTGCCTGACCTTGCCGGATGACCCCGGCCTGGGTACGATGCTCCCGAATCCGCAAACGCGAAGGAGCATCGAATGGCTGGAATCTATGACGCCTATGAAACGGACGCCGACCTGGAAAAGGGAGGCGTCTCGTTTTCGATGGGCAGCAAAGGCACCTTTAAGCTCGCCCGTGCAGGCGGTGCGAACCAGAGGTACAAGGAAACGGTCCGGAAGCTCACGCAGCCGTTCCGCCGCCAGATCGCAAACGGGTCGATGGACCCCGACCAGGCCGACGCCCTGCTCGCGCGTGCGTTCGCTCGCAGCGTGATCATCGGCTGGGAGGGCGTGGTCGACCGGGACGGCAACGACTTCCCGTTCAGCGTGGCGAACGCGGAGAAGTTACTGACCGACCTCCCTGACCTGTTCGCCGACCTGCGGTCGCTCTCTGAAGACATGAATGCGTTCCGGCGGGAGGCGTTGGACGACGAGGGAAAGCCCTCTGCGCCTTCCTGAGATATTCGCTCGAGCACCCGGACGAGGCGAGCGTGCTCGAGGGGTTCCAGAAGGCGGGCATGGAAATCCCGGAGTGGGCGCAGAACGCGCCCGAGATCCCGCTCGGCTCCGACCTGGTGTTCGAGGCCTACCAGGACCTGAGTTCGTGCCGGTCCTACGGGTGGGGGCCTGGCCCGATCCCGTGGACGGCGGTGCGTGATTACGCGCGGGCGTCCGGCGTCGACGACGACGACTACCCCGACTTCGCTACCCTGATCCGCATGCTCGACTTCGAGTACCTGAATTTCGAGAAGATCCGGGCGGGCTCAAAAGCCCGAAAGTGACCGGGCCCCTTTTGGGGCTCGGTTCGTTTTCCGAGTAGAATGGGGCGTCGCGTCGCGTCACCGCTCGGAGCGCCTTGCATGGTCAGCCGTCCGTTCAGCCAGTTTCCCCGGCGGATGACCATGCGTGGTGCCGAGGTGGCGACCGGCGCGTCATTCATCGTGCGGAAGGTTGCCCTGGTGGTGGACCAGGCCCTGGTGTTCTCGACGCCGGTCGATAAGGGCGTTGCCCGCTCCAATTGGCGCGTGTCGATCGGTGAGCCCCTCGACGGCATCATCCCCGCGTACGCGCCGGGGGAGGGGCTCGGTGCGTCGGAGACTTCGAACGCGCAGGCCGCGATCAGCCAGGCTCAGGCGGTGATCGGCCGCCAAATGCCGGGCCAGGCGATCTCGATCGCAAATAATCTGCCGTACATTGAGCGGCTGAACCAGGGGTGGAGCAGGCAGGCCCCGGCCGGGTTCATCGATTCCTCGGTCGCCGCCGCTGTCGCTGCCGTCGGTGGCGTGCGTGTGCTGACTGAGGGTGGGCCCTCGGGCTCGAGCGGTTCCGGTGGGCCGCGTAGGCCTGGCCCGGCGCGTGATCCCGGTACCGGCCGGTTCCTGAGCGGAGGGGCGTAATGGCGACTGAGCGGTTTGTCATCGTCGTCGAGGAGCGGGGGGCGCAGAAGGTCGGCTTCCAGGTTGAGCAGATCGGTGTAAAGGCCCAGAAGTCATCGTCGAGTCTCGGCTTGCTGCAGAAGGCCCTGCTGGCGTTCGCGTCGATTCAGTCCCTCCGCTCCGTCGTGAAGACCCTTGCAGACTTTGAGCAGCAGCTGGCGACCGTCCGCGGCATCACCCAGGCAACGGCGGAACAGTTCGCGGCCCTGCGGGATGTTGCCGAGGAGCTCGGTGCGAGCACCCGGTTCTCCGCCTCTCAGGCGGCCGAGGGCCTTGTGTTCCTGGCCCGTGCCGGTTTCACGGTTGACGAGCAGTTGAAATCCATCGGCGGAACGCTGACCCTGGCCCAGGCGGGTGCGTTGGACCTCGGGTCGGCCGCGGACATCGCGTCGAATGTCCTGCGGGGGTTCCGGCTCGAGGCCGACGAGACCGGCCGCGCCGTCGATGTGTTGGCGAAGGCTGCAAATTCCTCCAACACTACCGTGGCGCAGCTCGGCGAGGGCCTGAAGTTCGTCGCCCCTATCGCCGCGGGCGTGGGCGTGAGCATGGAGCTGGCGACGGCCGCGATCGGTGCTCTGTCCGACGCGGGCCTGCAGGGAAGCCTGGCCGGTACGGGCCTGCGGCGCGTGCTCTCGGAGCTGGAATCCCCGAGCAAGAAAACCATCACGATCCTTGAGGACCTCGGTCTGACGGCCGATAAGGTGAAGGTGTCGCAGGTGGGCCTGCAGGCCGCGTTGGAAGCCCTGGCGGGCGCGGGCATCGACACCGGCACGGCCCTGGAGGTGTTCGGCGACCGCGGCGGTCCCGCGTTCGAGGTGCTGTCGCAGGCGCTGCCCCGGCTCCGCGTGTTCACCGAGCAGCTGGAAAACGCCGAGGGGTCTGCCGAGCGCCTGGCGGCCGTAATGGACGACAACCTGAACGGTGCGATCCTGGCGGCCCGGTCGGCGGTTGAGGCCCTGGTGCTCGCCCTGGGTCAGGCTGGCGTGGTCGACGCTCTCGAGGCTGGGTTCCGGATCGCCGCGACGGCGTTTCGCTTCGCGGCCGATAACGCCCAGTTGCTGGCGGGCGCTCTGGTGGGCCTGGCGGCTGCGCAGATCCCGCGCCTGATCGCCGCCATCCCCGTGCTGATCGCTTCGCTGCGGTCGCTCTCGGTGGCGATCGCCGGGACGGGCATCGGTGCGATCGCCGTGGTGATCGGCCTGGCGGTGGGTG